AGTGATGCAGATTTGAATTGTCTTACACTCCTAGCTATAGAAGGTGAACAAGAGCTTACATCTTTTTGTAACAAAGCTAGTGATAGAGACATATTTTCTAGTACACAGTCGGTACGTAACTGTCTGACAAAAGCTGAGAAGAAATCCCTTATTGTAAAGGAAGGTAAGAATAAGAAAAAGATAAGTATTAACCCTGGCATAAAAGTTTATGCCAGCGGTAATATTTTATTAGACTTTAAATTCTTGTGCGTTGAAGCCTAAAAAATCTAAAGAGTTAATTCCAGAAGTTGCTAAAGAGCTACAAGTTAGTGAGCATCTTGTAAAGGAGATAACAGAGTTTTATTGGCAAGAGATTAGAAAGAGTTTGTCTAGTCTAAAGCATGCTAGAATACACGTCACCAATTTAGGTGACTTTACTATCAAGCATTGGAAGATAGACAGTAAGATAGAAATGCTGGAGAAGTTTGAAGAGACCAACCGGCAGAAGGGTCTACAGCAGATGACTGCCAGATTCAAAACGGTGGAAACTTTGTTTGATCTAAAAGCTGTTAAGAAACTAATGGATGAAGAAAAACAAAGAAAGGATTTTATCAAACTTCACAAAACTAAAACTAATGAGTCTAAAAGAGAATATAATAAAACTGTGGAAGAGCAAGGGTCAGATCCTGGAGGGAGTGACTAACTCTATATTTAAGAGAGAGGATGTAGAAGAAATTGCACAACACAGAATGCAGATTTGTAAAGATTGTGCACTTTACACTATGCAGAATGAAGGATGTATGGTAGCTGGTACAGGTCCATGTTGTAATATGCAATTAGATGGATGTGGATGCAGCTTAGGTTTTAAAACCAGATCACTATCTTCAGAATGTCCTATGGGTCATTGGAAAGCTGAAGTGACACAGGAAGAAGAAGATATGATTAACGAGAAGTTAGGAATTTAAACAATAAACATATGAGCATTTTGAGATTCACCCCACAAGACCACAAATACACAAGTATAGATGCAAAAGATACAACAGACTGGTTATCTGTTACAAGTTTCATCTCTAATTTTAAACAACCATTTGACGCAGACACAATTGCTGAGAAGTCTTCTAAGTCTAAGAAGAGCAAATGGTATGGTATGACACCAGAAGAAATCAAGCAAGCTTGGTCTAATGAAGCTTTACGTGCAACAACACTAGGAACATGGTATCACAATTGTAGAGAAACAGACATCTGTGAACTTTCTACAATGGAAAGACATGGTAAAACTATTCCTGTAATCACTCCTATAGAAAAGGAAGGAGTTAAATACTCACCTTCTCAAAAAATTACAGACGGTGTATATCCTGAACATTTAGTATATTTAAGAAGTGCAGGTATATGTGGTCAGTCAGATCTTGTAGAAGTGATCAATGGAGAGGTTCATATTACAGATTACAAGACTAACAAAGAAATCAAGACAGAAGCATACACTAGTTGGGATGGTAAGGTACAGAAGATGTCAGCACCTATATCACACTTAGATGATTGTAACTTGATGCACTATGCATTACAGTTGAGTATGTACATGTTTATGATTCTCAAACATAACCCAAGACTTAAGCCAGGTACACTCACTATACATCACATTACGTTTGAGCAAGTGGGGTCAGATAAATTTGGTAATCCCATCACTGCTTTAGACTCAAATGGAGATCCTATTGTAAAAGATATTATTCCTTATGATCTTCCATATTTAAAAGCAGAAGCTATTGCTTTGATACATTGGTTAGAAGATAACAGAAGTAAACTTAAACCTAAGCATTAATGAGAGCACCTTTATTTGTTTCTAGGATTAAAGAAAGAAATTTAATTTATGCTCTTTCTGAAAAAATTTTAGAAACTTATCCTGATATTACTCCAGCTAATACACTTGTAGTTATGGTGAGTCCTGATTATTCTGCTACAGTGGCAATGCATGTAGCCCACAATCTAAGTAAAGATGGGGAAATGTGTGATGTACTACCTATACATGTGTCCTATCCAGATGAGGATGTATATAAATATGTAAGAAAAGCAGATAGTGATATAGACTCGTGGTTTAAGTTTTCAGAAACACCATATAAATACTATCTTTTAGTTGAAGCAGGGGTTATTCGTGGAGGCACCTATACATGGCTTACAAAATTATTTAAGAAAAAAGTAGTTGGTGAGATAATTACTAGTTCTTTATATGAAAATATAGGAAGCAAGTTTAAAAGTGATGTAGTAGCAGAATATTACGATGACGCTGTACAAGACCTCACTTTTTATTTTGAAAGAGAAAACAAACATTGGAATTAATGATTAGATTATTTGATATACAGAACGGACAGGTAGTTCCAAGTGAACATTGTCACACATTGAAGTCATTAAGTGACATCATAGTAGAATATCCATTGGACTACATGAAGGTGTATGCGTATGTGTTTTATATGACATGCCCTAACCCAGATCTTAATCCATTCTTTGATGTACCAGAAGCAGACAAAGAAGAGCTTATACTTGCAGAGGTGGATGCTGATTTTTCTACAGATGATGAGGTTATAATCAACGCAATTAAGTTTTGTGAGAAGTTATATCAGACACCAACTTATCGTGCCTACATGGGCATGAAAAGCATGGTGGAGAGACTTGGTAAATACATGGAGACCACGGAAATTGAACATGGTAGAGATGGTAACATTACAGCACTTATAAATGCTGCTGCTAAGTTTGATCAGATTAGACAATCTTTTAAAGCTACGTATAGAGATTTACAAGATGAGCAACAATCACAAGTTAGAGGAGGACAGAACCTAGCTTATGATCAATAGGGTGAGTTGGTAGAGAGGTTATACGACAGTCTGCAAAACTGTTGACACAAGTTCGATTCTTGTACTCACCTCTTTATTATTGTAGAGTGACGAAATATGGCAAACGTGCCCTCCTGTCTCGGGGGTGTGGAATTAACTGATAAAGACACTCGGATAAGGAGCGTTTAAGCCCCTGGGGTTGACCACCTACCATGTCCTGTTCCTAAAGTCCACTTGGTGGTTCGAGTCCACCCTCTACAGCTAAACTTAAAACTAACAATATGCTAAAAAAACTATTAAACATTTTTAAAAAGAAAAACATCCAATCTGAATTAAGAATTTCAGATGGTCTAGATGATAACTTTTTATTTGACTTTAAAAACTATGCATCTGCTTATAGAGGAGGAAATACTGGTAACACTTTTATAACAGTGAGTTCAATAGCAGAAGGTGCGGTTTTACCTGAAAATCAAAAGATTGCCATCAAACCTATTGATGTATTAGATCAGTTAGAAACTGTTCCTACACCGTGGACACTTACTAATTTAGATGATAAAATTGCTGTATTAAAGATTAAAGAAGAACTAATTACGCAGTATTATTCTAAAAGAGAAGTAAGTGCTCTTATAGAAAGACTAGAAAATAGAAAGAAGTGGGGAAGTTGTCAAAACTTTTTTAATGGATTTCAAAATACTACAGATGAAAAGATTGGTATATTATTAGAGAAGTATGATTTACAAATGAACACTTCTGATTTATTTATACCAGAGTTTCCAGATGATGCAATAGCGGTAATGCAGAAGTATACAGAACAGATGATGAAACTTTGCAAAAAGAAACCTGTATTCTATGTTATTGCTGAACCTGATAAATTTAGAAAAGCTTATGAGAAAAGAGATCCTATATTACTTGTACAAAGTCCATTTGGGTTTTACTGGCAGATATTAGGAGCATGGGATAAAGAAATGTTATTATTATCTGAATTATAAAGTTATTAGGTTGACTGGAATGGCGTACTTTTAACTGTAGAAAGGGCAGTACGTGATCGGTTAGAAATGCCAGTTGTAAAAGCAGATGTCCACGCACCCATCTTCTGCTTTCCTAAAATATTAATTATTAAAACTATGTCACAAGAAGTTTACACAGATTATGAAATCAAAGAGTTTGCAGCTATACCAGATGTAAAACATGAATTCATGCATGATTGGACATTTCATTTTAATCCATACACTGAACTATGGAACGCTATTCCAAGAAACTTATACAATGCTTATTGGAGTAATTATGAAATAAAAGGTATATTACGTAGTAAAGACATTAACACACTCTTGTATTTGTTACATAGAGGTAAGGGTGACATTGATGCTGTACATAAATTTACCAACACTGACGAACAGAAATAATGTTTAAAGAAGTACCTACATACGAGAATGGTGTATGGGATGTAACCACATTCTATACAAGAGAGGAGTTTAGAGATTTCTTACTATCTGTTTTTAAAGAGCCAGGTAAGTATGAATTTAACGAAACTAGTAAAATCTTTAACGAAGAAGGACGTAAGTTTCAGAAACAAGGATTTTATTGTGCAGCTCCTGTAAAAACCAAAGATTTTATTACGTATTGGGACGATCAGAAAAATAAATGTCGTAATGGTATTATTGTAAAAGATGGTGATTATACCTGGTATGTCAGTAGAGACTATTACATGTGGTTAAACTTTTTACCAATCTATGACAAAGAAGAAAAACGTTTTGACTTTGCTAAGATCAGGGATGCCCAGTATCATATGGCTCTATATGAACATCTAGCTGAGCTGCATTGGAAGCATGCTATTATTCTAAAGAAACGTCAGATAGCATCTTCTTATTTTCATATGGCTAAACTAATCAACCAGTGGGTGTTTGAACCTGGTGCTGTATTAAAGATTGGAGCAAGTTTAAAAGATTATATTAATGAGAAAGGATCATGGAAGTTTCTTAATGAATACCGTAACTTTCTTAATGAACACACTGCTTGGTACAGACCGGCAGAACCAGATAAGGTGGGGGCGTGGAACCAACAGATTAAAGTGAGAATAGGTGGTCGTGATAGTTATAAAGGTTTGAAATCCACGATTAATCTTTACTCATTTGAGAAAGATCCTACACATGGTGTCGGTGGACCTGTAACGTATTTCTTCCACGAGGAAGCAGGTATTGCTCCTAAGATGGATGATACGTATGGTTTCATGAAACCTGCCTTAAAATCTGGTCATATTATTACAGGTCAGTTCATAGCTGCTGGATCAGTCGGTGATCTTGATCAGTGTGAACCAATGAAGGAGTATATCCTACATCCAGAAGAGAATGGTTTCTATGGGGTAGAATCTACGCTTATAGACAAGGAAGGAACAATTGGTGTTACAGGTCTATTTATTCCTGAACAGTGGTCTATGCCCCCTTATATTGACCAATACGGCAACTCTAAGGTGGAGGAAGCTTTAGAAGCTTTGGAGACAGAGTTTACCAGAATGAAGAAGGAGCTAGATCCTGCAGCTTATCAGTTGACAGTTTCTCAGCAACCACGTAATATTGAAGAAGCTTTTGCTACCCGTAAAGTGAGTGTATTCCCTCCACACTTGGTAGCTAAACAGATGCAACGTATTCAAGATAAAGAGTATTCAGTAGAATATTTGGAATTATCTAGAGATGC